TATCTAATGAAATATCGCAAACTAATGACGGATGATATTCACATCGCTGAACTGCAATCCCAATACAAGTCTACTTGGCATTTAGTACATCTTATTGTTACTGTTCTATTTGTACCGTGGATTATTATTTGGATTTGTCAATACTTCAATAATAAGTCTCACAACTTAATTATTGATTCACAAATTGAGAAAAGGTTTGATGAAATCAAGAAGGGGCATTAACTGCCCCTATTTCTCAGGAACAGGTTCAGCAGTAGAAGTGGTTCGGAACATATCATTGATGGTGTCAATAACATCCTGCTTAATCGTAGGACTGTCACCGTCAATGTTTATTGTTATATCCCCATTCATATTGTACATGGGCTGTCCGAAAGGAAGTTCCCCCGGAGCCATCCCCCCACCTCTACCCAAGAGTGGTTCATACCTGCCCGGTTTGAGGCGTATTTCTTCTTGTTGCCTTTGCCACTCTTCAGGATTAAAAATCTGAGGGCGGTCTTCTTGTCCAGCAAAGTAATCTCTCCCTTGGCCTAGTTTTTCTGATCGTGTCATCAGATAGGCTGCTAAAGCACCGCGCTTAACAAATGATCCGGCTGTCCTCAACCAAGCAGGAGTTTTCTTAGGGGTGGGGGCATCGCCGGAACCACCCTTCGGAGAGCTTGTCGGTGGAGTTTTACCGCGACTTCCACCACGGAACAAGTCTCGTACTTTCTTACCAACGTCGTAGACCGCTTTAAGCCCTCTGGCCAATATGAACGCACCGCCAGCCCAGATCGCCATTTTGATGAAGAAATCATTCCAACCAGAGAACCCTTCATCAATAGTGTCTGTTATTGCAGGGATAAATAAACCCATGAGAAACAGAGCGGCGGCTATTCTCCGGAACGGTTTTACTGCTGCTACAATGGCTGCTGTGAGTATTTTAAATTCCGTTGTGAATCTACCCGATTCATCAATGGCAATGCCCATCTTCTCGGCCAACATTCCAAAGAACTCAATCGGGCCTTCCAATGCCGCCAGTGCTGCGTCGGATACCTTGCCAAAAATAATCCAAAGAGGTTCCGCCCTCATAATGAAGTCAGACATTGTATTCATCAGGTTTCGGACACCACGATCCATCCCAGCTTCTTGGAACGTCTTATTGGCATACCAGAAGTTTGTACGGAATCGTTCAATCGCAGAACCAGTATTCTGCATGGCTTCCGCGAGCGCACCGCCTTGGTTAGCCGCCTTCCAAAGTTCATCAGCAAACACAGGAAGAATCTCTTCACTCATCAGAAGACCTTGCTCCATCGCCTTATTCATAGAAGCAATAGAATCGTCTTGAGTGATATTTAGCCTATATGCTGCTCGCGCCATGGCCCTCATTGCACCGGGAAGCTGGTCACCCATCTGCAATTTCAATTCTTGTGCCATGATTTGGCCAGTTGACATCATTTGCGAAAGAGCGCGAAAAATGCGTTGCGAATCCGCAGCAGATAGGTTGAGGATACGGACTTGTGCAGCAACCCCTTTAAAGATGTCACGTTGTTGATCAATGGTGATAGAGGTATCTCGTGCAGATGCAGCGAACTTAGCATAGTCAGAGCCAAGATCACCCATGAAAAGACCCATTTCATTAGACAATTGACGAAGGTATTCCATTTCCTCGGCGGCCTGTTCCATTGAGCCTGTTGCAGCGCCAATACCTTGTTCCATTGCCAAGTAGTTCTGATACGCTCTGGTTGATTGTGCAGCAGCATACCCACCAATCATCGCGGCGAGACCGGCGTCTGAGTGAAGTGCCGAGATGAATCTGTGATTTCCTACCTGCCTTGGGTCTTTTCCACCCGAAAATGGACCAGTTGCAATAGTTGTTTTAGAAAGGCTTGCTTGAGCAGCCTGGAGTCTCCGGTACTCATTCGTGAGCTGTCTAACTTCCTGCTGCGCCCTTTCCAGAGTAATCAGCCCATCCCTTCTCGCCTTATTAACCGCCCGTACCGAATCCCTGATTTGCATCAGTTTAGCATCGTGGGCAGAATACCGGCGAGTAACTTGTATCAGTTTATTACGGGTTCGTTCCATAGCAGTTTGCTTAGAACGCTCTGCTCGTTCGATTCCCTTTTGTTCTCTCTGATACATCGCTTGACGCTGTTTAATACTCCTACTAACAGCATCACTTGCTTGTTTTTCTGTCCGGGCTTTCTGCTTGGCAAGTTTCTCGTATTCCTTACCAATGTCCCTTGAGATACGTTCTTGTAACTCTGCTGCTTGACGCATCTCATCCTGGCCCAAACCTCCGGCCATTGCTTTCCGGACTTCAAACAAGTCCTTCTTCATCTGTCCAAGATTTGGGCGCATCTTTGAATAGTTCTTCTGCATGTCTGCGAAGAATTTATTCGTTGTCTTCTGTGCCTTGCCTGTTGCGCCCACAATGCCTTGCTGGGAATTAATCTGTTTGGCTGTTGCTTTCAATTCCGATTGGAATTGTTTTAGGCCAGCCCGATTGATGACGAATCCTAATTCGGCAAAGAGCGAGGCAATTCTATTTCCGGCCATAATACGACCCCTTATCGTTTATTCATCTTAGCTTCCTGTTCAGCATCTTTGTGGGCTGCTTCTTCCAGATCATTTTCCAATTCAATAATCTCTAACATATCGTAAAGATCACTTGTATTATAATCCCTGTCAAGTTCCATCAAAGATGCTTTCTTCTTAGAAACCACAATGTAAATTTCCGGGTCCATATCAGACGTTTCAATATAGTTATCCCAGACCCTTTGTGCCTGTTTCTTTCGTGTAGGTTGTTTACCGTCGCCAGAAGATTCTTGCTTAGAATTTACTCCGTGGTATCTTCTGCGACTATTTGAAAAACATCTTGGAAATTAAATTCGATGACTTCCCACAAAAGTTTGAACAGTGCGGAATACCTACCAGCAAAGTGCTTGTCAAAATCTAGTGCATATTTATTGCAAGTAGTTTCTGACAGAAGTTCTTCGATGGTGGCTTCATCAAGATCATCAATATGGTCTGCGATTGCTTCGAGGACAGCCCCAAGATTCATTTCTTGCGATTCGTCACCATAGACCTTGGCGATTGCTGGCAGGATTACTTTTGAAACCTTCTTCCCGAGTTTAACCCCTTTCCTCGCACCGAATTGAGTAATGAGATAATCGTACCCATCAATTGTTACTTGTTTTTGCCCACGCATATTTAAATCCCCACTTTATAAGTTTGTTAAAAGATATTTACCGCTATTGTTCCTTAGAACAATGCACCCGTCAATATATCAACCACTCCTTTAGCATTACCTCCGACATCATACCGTGTAACGAATTCATAATAGATTCGCCATTCATTTGGGGTAGTTGTTCTTGCTTGGAAGGTTAGGTTGGGATTGCCTTCAAGATAAGCATTACCAAACTGTACACCAGTATCACCACCAACATCTCGGATGGTTACTAGCAGTAGACCAGTCTGGTTAAGATCGTCTTGATTGGCAAGTTGTGACAGGATTTGATTTTGTTTAGACGTTTGCATTAATCGGAATGTGATTACGCCCGATCTATCCCTTGTGTGAACCCTTGTATGTTTCCCTCGGATTCCTCTCACTTGACGATAATTATATGAATTTTGATTTACTTCAAGGAAGGAACCATCAGCAAAATCTTCAACAATAAAATCATTGATTGAAAGGATAATATCACAAGGGGAATATGTAAATACTGACATCATTCACCTCTTGTTTTAGAATAATCCAATGTTGCCGCCAAATTGACCAATAAGACTTCCAAGCTGACCAACATTCTCAAGGATATTTCGGTCAGTTTCATTGCCTGCAAGTCCGAATGTCATTTCGGCGCATTTTATTGTCCAGACTCGTGTTTCGATAGAGTCTGTATAGGATGCTGTAGGAGGGCTCTCAATCCAGCATGTAGGGGCAAGAAAGAGAGATTGTCCGCTTGAATCTTTGGCGAAGATTGGGAACATACCTGAACGGGATTGTACGTCCAGGGTAGCCAATGCATTCAAGACAGAATTTGTAGGGGAGGTTTGGGAGAGGGATATTTCTAAAGTATAAACATTATCAGCGATGTGTGTTCGCTCGGACTTATTACAAGCCCCTTTCTGTACAGCGAAGTATTCTGAATCTTTGTTTATACTGATAATAGAATTTGGCGAAAAGTCCGTTGCCTCATACAGCAACGCAATGATTAATGAAACGTCACTTGGACTATATGTTTGG